GGCGCGCCTCGGCCGCTGATTGAGCGGATTTTGACAGCAGTAGCTGAACACGAGTCTTCTGTTGAAGGGTTCGATTGACGTAGTGGTGGAACCCGGTTTCTTCGAGCCAGATGACATCGCCAGTCGAGACGGGCGTGTCGCTTTCGTAGGTATCGGGGCCGTCTGATTGCGAGTCGTGCTCATATTTGAGGCTGTATTTGAAAACCATGATGAGTTTGTTCCTGAGTGGCTTGCTGGTTCGGAGCGCGGCTCAACAAAAGGAGATCGCATGAAGCGCCTGTACGCGCGCCTGGTCGTCTGGCCGACCCGGCCGGCGTTCGATGTCGCCCTGAGCGACCGGGATCGGCAGGGCGATTCCGTGCGGCGAATGAAATTCACCGGCTCGGCTTCCGGGCGCCATTGGGCGATCTCGAAGGACGGCTCGTTCGTGATCACGTGCGACGACGAACGGCCTTCAGAAGGTCGCTCCGATCTGCGAGCAGGGCTCTGAGGGGGCTTTCGAACGATTCTTGGTCGCCCGAGGACGGCGGCGCTGCCAAGAAGTAGGACACGCTGTCCTCCAGTGCCGTTTGGTTGAAGCTGGGAGAGTCTTGAATCGATGCCTTCAGCGCTGCCAGCGCGGCGAGCACGCCGTAGCGGAAGCTGTCGAGTTCGGAAAGAAGTTGTTCGTTCGATGTGGTCATGCGAACCCCGTTGTGTGGTTGTTGAAGAGATCTGAGCCTTCGATTTTCGCATAGCGGTGGGTCGCATCCGGTTGTGTCGGTGATTGCAGGTTACGCAAGGCGACCAGCAATCGCATTCAAGCAGTTTTGATTTCTATGGAGTTGGTATGAGCACGATTGAATTTGTCCGGAAGCCCAGCATCGAGCGAGCGTTCCGTGAAGCACTGACGGATCCGCGCAGCCGCGGGCCGATCGCCGAAGCGCTCGCCTGGGACGAATCGCAGGTCAGCCGCTTCCTGTCCGGCCAGCTTGGCATTCCCATCGGGAAGATCGACGCGGGGCTGAACGCGCTTGAACTGCGCGTCGTCTCGCGCGAGTACCTGGACGGTCTGTCAACGATGAGCAAGGTTGGCGTGAATTGCCACTGCGCGCGGGAAGGGTTCGGGGAGTGTGGCGGGCGGTGGTGATGTAAGCGACGGGCCTAGGCAAAAGCGTTTTCGACGGAGAGTGCTTCTGTCTTGGTTTAGTAATCCTAAAAAATTTGAATTTATGAACACCAATCCGATTTGCCAGCAGGACGATGTCCGACAACGGAATCCGGTCCTGTCCGACGAGGTGCAGCGCATCGTGCGCGACACCAACCAACATCCGACGTATCCGCGCAAGTGCCTGTCGTGCGGGGCGTCCGAATCTCTCGACGGCTCCGTGCCGTGCGGTCACTGAAATGGCGCGCTTCCATTGCCGCTGCCGACACTGCGAGACTCGTCGGGTGCTGAAGAAGCGCCCAGACGAGTACGTACGGCAGCCGCAATGCAACGTGTGCGGCCGGCGCGATTTTCGGATCGACGCCTGGATGCAGAAGCGCAACACCCGCCTGATGGCGTGCACATGCGCCGGTTACTGGTTCTGGCATCGGCGCGGTTCGCTGTACTGCTGGCATCGAGCGGACGGCACGACCCGATCAGTCGGCGATCTCGATTTCGCGGATCGCAATCCGCCGCCCGATGCGCTGGCGGCCTGAATTTCTCTTCTGGAGGAAACGTGGCAAAAAGCTCCGTTGAAGCATATGGCGCGCAGAGCAAAGTAACTGCGCTCGCGATGGACCCGAACGACCTTGAGCTCGTTGTCGACCCGTCGCACCCACTGTACGACCGGCGCGTTCATCAAGAGCCGAACCCGAAGACGGTATTGAACTACCGCGCGATCGGGGTGCGTAAGCCGGTGCTGTTCTACAAGGATCCGGAGACCGGCAAGAACCTGATCATCGACGGCCGCACGCGGGTGATCAATGCTCGCGAGCTCAACCGGCAGTTGATCGCCGCCGGCGAGCCGCCGATCACAATCCCGGCCATCCCGCAGAAGGTTATCAACGACGGCGGGAAGTCGTTCTCTGCCGTGATGGTTAGCACGAACGAGATCCGCAAAGAGGATTCACCGATCAACCGCGCCGAGAAGATGGCGCGCATGCTCGACGTCGGCCACACGGAAGAAACGGTCGCAACCATGTTCGGCGTCGAGGTGCCGACGGTCCGCCAGCAGTTGAAGCTGCTCGATTGCACGGCTGCCGTCCGAGACGCGCTCGAGGCTGACCAGATCACCGTCTCGAACGCGCTGAAGCTCGCGAAGCTGTCGCCGGACAAGCAGCGCGAAAAGGTCCAGGCCGTCATCGCGGCAGCCGACGGCAAAGAAGGCCACGAGAAGGCACGCGCTCAGAAAGCGGCATTGACAGGCGACGCGGCCCCGCGCATGCGCACGCGTAAGCAGATCGCAGCGGAGCTGGAGAAGGCTACGGGCGAGCGTGCCGAGGCGCTGCGGTGGGTTCTCAATCTCGATAGTGACACGCCAGGTGCTGATGCTGCTGATCCCCGCCAGTTGTCGATCGACGAGGCGGCATGAGCTTAGACGCGATTACCTGGGCGCGCCATCAGCACGTTGGCAAGGGGCCGGCAAAGTCAGTCTTTATGGCGCTGGCCGACTACGCGAACGAGAACTTCATCAGCTATCCCAGCGTTGACACGTTGGTCGCATGGACCGAACAGGACCGCAAGACGGTCCTTGCGAACCTCGATCGCTTGAAGGAAGCCGGCTGGATCTCGGACACGGGCGAGCGCACCGGTCGGACGCGTCAAGTCGTCGTCTATGTGATCAACGTATCCCGTGGCGTGGAAGTGAAGATCGGGCCGCGCGAGTTATTAACAGGCCCGAATTCGGAACAGTTCCAAAACCGGAATAGTTCCGAAAACGGAACAGTACCGAATTCAACCGGAAACAGTCCCAATTTCGACGGGAAACAGTCCCAAAAAACGCCGGAAACAGTCCCAAATTTGGGACACAGAACAGTAGGAACAGTAGAGAACAGTGGGAACAGTGTTGGTGCGCGCGGAACGCGCTTACCCGACGACTGGGTTCTCACCAAGGCATTGGGCGATTGGGCGCTCGCCGAGCAACCGACGTGGACGGTTGAGCACGTCCGGAAGGTCGGGGAGAAGTTCGCCGATCACTGGCGAGCCCAGCCGGGCCAGAGGGGGCGCAAGACCGACTGGGCCGCAACGTGGCGCAACTGGGTGCGAACTGAAAAGCCACTCGTCGGCAGCGCCGCACCGACGGCGAACAAGCAGGAATCGTTGGAGGCTCGGAATCGCGAGGTCGCTCGCCGGGCCGCTGAGAAATTCAAGGCTCGCAACGGAGGTGCGACGTGACGGAGACCGATTACGAGGAATTCTCGAATCTGATGGCCGGCGTGTTCGCGTTCTACAAGCGCGACGTTTCCGAGTTCGCCCTCGGGGTCTGGTGGGCCGCGATGAAGCCCCACGACCTAGCTGCCGTCAACGATGCACTCGGGCGCCACAGCGTCAATCCGGATTCCGGCCAGTTCATGCCGATGCCGGCAGACATCGTGAAGATGCTCGGCGGCTCGACTCAAGACGCGGCGCTCGTCGCATGGGCGAAGGTGGACCGCGCTGTCCGGTCGTGCGGGACGTACAACAGCGTCGTTTTCGACGACGCGCTGATTCACCGGGTGATCGCTGAAATGGGCGGGTGGGTGCTGGTCGGCGGGAAGGGCGAAGAGGAATGGCCATTCGTGCGAAACGAGTTCGTCAATCGCTACCGCGGCTACAAGATGCGCAGCGAAACGCCTGAATACCTACCGGTGCTGATTGGTATGGCCGAGGCACAGAACAACCGCACTGGTCACAAGAGCCAACCGCCTGTGCTGATCGGTGATGCCCGTGCGGCTCATCGCGTGATGCTCGCAGGCCAGGATAAGCCGATGCTCGGCTTCGTGCGCATGTCGCCGGAGCTGGCAGCAAATCGGCCCGTGCCGATGATTGGTGCGGCATGACGCCGGGTGAGTGTCGTGAGCGGTTCATGGCTGCCGTGCGGGACGCTCGGGCGGGTAGGAATGGTAAGGCGCACGCGCTCATCACATCGGTGCGCGAACGCTTTGGGAATGCGGCAGCCGAGACGGCGCGCCGTGAGTTGAGGAATTACGTGGATAGCGACAGGAAGGCATGACGAAACGAACCACATGGTCGATGCGGCTTGAGGCTGGCGCGACGAAAGTTGGCACGGCGAGCGTGCGTGACGACTCGCGGCCGAAGATGACGGCGGCACAGAAGGCTGTGTTCGACGCGACGGGTAATCGGCCACAAGTCGACGCAGGTTTCGACGATATCGGCGACGGGATCGATGCGGCACCCGTGCTCACTCCGGCATACCGCAGGGTCGTGCAGCAAGTGGCGGCCAGATCGGTGGCGTTCGTGATCGATGGTGTTCCTGTTGCGAAAGGGCGGCCGCGCGCGAGTTCTACACCCCGCGGCATTCGGATGCATACGCCCAAGGCGACGAAGCGCTACGAGGCGACGGTGCAAGTCGCTGCGCGGGCGGCAATGCTCGGTGAGCCGCCGTTCGCGCGTCCTGTCGCGATGACCGTATCGATCATTTTGCCGGTCCCAGCAAGCTGGTCGAATTGCCGGAAGCGGCTGGCGTGCATGGGTGAGATCGCGGCCACGAAGAAGCCCGACGCGGACAACGTGCTGAAGGCGATCAAAGACGGAGCGAATGGAATCGTGTACCGGGACGACTCGCAGGTTGTGTCGGTCGTCGTGACGAAGGCATACGGAGAGCAACCGCGTGTCGATGTGGTGGCAACAGAACTGGATATGGAGGCGGCGTGAAGGGGAATGGGAAGTACAAGCTCGATGCGATCTTGGCGGTGATGAAGCGTGGCCAGTGGTACACCGCGCATGACCTTTCTGAGCGGGCGGGTATGCCGGTTACAACGGCACGGCTGATTTTGGGCAGTGACCGAGCCGTTACCGCGATTGATACGAGGCGGGGGCAAGGCCGTGGTCGAGAGTTCTGCGTTGCAGGCACTGGCGCAGGCCCGCGCCATGTCGATACCCGGATTCGGCCGGATTTTACGAGCCACCTGAAGGGGTATCAGGCCTGGCTCGACAGGCATCAGGCGTTGGCGATGCTGGCGCGGGGCGGCGTCACGATCAGGGGGCGCTGATGGCAGGCGGAAAGACGGGGCATGTCGGGCCGGTTTCGAAAAAGATCATCGAGTGCGTTAAGGCGAACCCGGGAATCCATGCTGCTGAAGTTGCGCGGGTCTTGTGTCTTAACCAAGGGGGCGGTATGCGTGCGACGGTTCGGAAGCTGATTTCGGATGGCTATCTCGCTCGAGGTGAAATTGAGGGCGTTCCGCAAGGTGTGTTTCACACGGCTTTGCCGCTCAAATACACCGGCAAGCCATTCAAGGGGTTCAACGAAGGCAGCATCTCGAAGCGTTCGCAGCAGATCCAAGAGCGTATCGCGGCTCAGATTGAGAGAGACCAGCGACTGGCCGAATCGGCTGCGTGGGCCGGCATCGCAATTCGAGCGATGGTCGAAGTCGGCCGAGCAACAGCATGAAGCGATCAGGATTCAAACCGCGCACGAAACCGATGTCGCAGGGGTCGTGGTCCCGGAAAAGCTCACCGCTGCCGGAACAAGCCCCGCGAAAGGCTGCGATGACGCGCCGAGCCAAACGACCGACTGTGGCCGAAGGCTCGAAGTATCTGGCGGCTTGCCGCGGCGAGCCGTGTTACCTGCGCGTGCCGGGCCTTTGCCGGCTGAATCCGATAGACGAAACCGTGGTGCCGTGCCACTCGAACCAATCGCGCCACGGAAAGGCCGGGGCGCAGAAGGCGAGAAACGAATTCACGGTTCCCGGTTGCGGCGCGTGTCACGCGTGGATTGATCAGAACCGCGTCGGTACACCCAAACAGGTCAAGTTCGATGTGTGGGATCGGGCATACGAGGAATGGGCGCCGGCACGGGCCCGAAAGATGGGAGAAGCAAATTGCCAGTGAGACTGTGGGTTGAGATTCCGGACGGGGTTTATAGCGCGTCGAGAAAGCGCGGTGGCGGTGGGATCGTCTTCTATGAGCGCACGCGCGAGATCGATGCGACCGTGTTCCGCATCGCCCGTATCGCGACCGTCAAGCGGCAACTGATCACGGCCGTCGAAGTGGACGCGTTCATTCCAGAAATGCATCGGGCGCGCATGCCGAAGGTCGATCCGCGGTGGGTTGAGCCGGGCGTGTTCCGGACGAAGGCATACGTCTACCGCAACCAGAAATGCCGTGCGCTCGGCCAGTTCTTGGAAAGCGGTGCACTCCAAATCGATTTGAGGGAGCGGGCATGAGCGCAGCCGCGTGCATCTTGTTCAGCGACGTGCCGGAGAGGCTGCTCATCTCGGCGATCCGCCATTTCGATGGGGTGACTGGTGCGGATCTCATCGCCTTCGATGAATGCCCGTTCAGCGGCGAGATCACCGAGACGGAGCATGGTGTGCAGATCGCTTTTCCGTGGCCGCGCAACCGGACGATGCGGCATGCGATCGGCGACTGGCTCACGCACTACGGCATCGACTTCACGGTTGTCATGTAACGACGAATAACCGGCGTCTCAAGCAAATCGAAATTAGGATGAACATGACGATCGACGAAAGCAACGAGCTCGAAGAATTGCTCGACGAATGGTACGACTGGCAGGCTGGCTATGTGCCGAGCCTTGGCTATGGGCGCGTCGATCCGTCGTGCCGTGGCTTCTCGGAAGACGAACGCACGTTGACGGCCGACGAGCGATCGGAAGAGGCAGACCGGAAGGCGGCGAAGAAACGTGCGGAACAGGTTGACATGTGCGTTGACGCTTTGACGTGGCAGGAGCGCGCAGCAATCCAGCGACACATGAAGGCGAAGCGAATCGGCGCGATGAACGAGGCATGCGGCGCAAAAGTCTGGAGCAATCCGCGCGGACTTGATCTGTCGGACGAGCACGCGAGTTATCAGGCCGCGAAGGAAGCGCTGTTT